GGCAGGGGTGTCTACTACGGCACTTAAAAGGCGTATAGCAGGCATAAAGATAAACTAGGTAGTGACTTGAGGAGTTTATTTTGGCTGTAACTAATGGGTATTGCACACTGGCTGACGTCAAAGCTGCGTTACGTATTCAAGACACTGTTGATGACGCGTTAATTGAAAATAGCATTAACTCTGCCTCACGTCTTATAGACCAGTATTGTAACCGCTACTTTTACAGTGGTCAGGCTGGCGAGGTCAGATACTACAAGGCTAATGATGGTTTTACTACTTGGATTGATGACGCACAAGTAATTACTGAGGTTGTTACTGCGTCTGTTGATCCAACAATATTTGATACAACTTGGGACTCTGGCGACTATCAGGTTTTGCCTATAAACCGTATTGCAAACGGAGGCTACTACCCGATTACAGCCTTAAGTGCAACCGATAACTATTTATTTCCGGTTTGGGCAGACATTGCATTGGTTAAGGTGACTGGTACCTATGGTTGGCCGTCTATTCCAGACCCTATAAAGTTTGCTGCCATTATTCAGGCGTCTAGATTGTTTAAGCGTCTAGAGTCACCTCTAGGTGTTGCAGGTGTATCAGACATAGGCATTATGCGTGTTGGGGCAAACATTGACGGAGACGTTGCACAACTAATTAATCCGTTTAGGCTTTTGAGGACTGGGGCTTAACATGGCCATTAGTGACCTTAGGAGGGGTCTAGCAAACAACTTGCAGACCATTAAAGGTTTGCGTGTGATTGATACGTTACCAGACGTTGTAAACCCGCCTATGGCCATGATTGGTTTAGAAAAGATTACCTACAACCGTCAAAATAACGCAGCTATGAGCGAATACATGTTTAAGGTAACTGTTGTTGTTGGGCGTGTTTCTGAGCGTGTAGCTCAAAACAATTTGGACGTCTATGTGGCACCGGGTGTTGGATCTATTAAACAGGCGTTGGAGTCAGATAAGACTCTGGACGGCAATGCTTATGACGTGTTTGTACCTGAGTTGTCCGCTTATGGTGCTATACAAGTAAATGGAATAGACTTACTTAGTGCCGAGTTTTCGGTACAAGTTTTCGCAAGGTAAAGGAAAATAATGGCAATTTTTGTTGCAACAGACTTTAGTGTTTCAATTAACGGCTCAACAGCTCTAGCCTCATACTTAACTCAGGTTGAACTTAAGGCGTCTGCCACTGACGTAACTACTACCGCTTTTGGTAGCAGCTGGGTCACACGTGTTGCAGGTCTAAAAGAGGGATCACTAACCCTAAACTTTAATCAAGATTATGCCGCGTCTACTGTTGACGCTACTTTGTGGCCATTACTAGGCACAAATGCGACAGTTGTAATTAAGCCAACAAGTTCTGCGGTTGGAACGTCTAACCCGGCTTACACCGCTATTTGTGTTGTAACAGACCTAACCCCTATTTCAGGGCAGATTGGTGACCTCTCAACCTTTAGCATTACATGGCCTACAACCGGAACTGTTAGCAGAGCAACAGCGTAATGAACCAAATAAACCTACGCATTGTTTTATCTGACGGCACAACTTTAGAGGTTGTTACCTCAGCGGGTGACCTAGTTAAATGGGAGTCCTATTTTGACTTGGGCATAGACAAGTTAGAAAAAATCACGCACTTGCTTTACCTTGCATGGCTAGCTGTTAAGCGTCTACAAAAAACTAGTCTTGATTTTGACGCATGGATTGAGACAGTATCTAACGTTGAGGTTGACGACTCAAAAAAAGCCTAAAACCTTTAGGGGTTGACTCTTATCATTGGTTGATTGCTAATTTAGCAGTTGCAACAGGTATAGCACCAACAGTTTTATTGCAGGAGTCTAACCGCATGATCAACACAATGTTGTATGCCTTGCAGTATCAAAGAGGCAACCATGAGTAAAGTAATCGTTGACGCTAAGCAAGTGCTTAAAGGTTTAAACGTCATTGAGCCGGGTCTCAAAAAACAGATGTTAAAAGAAATGAAATTAATTTCTAGTGGCATGGTGCGGGACATTAAAAATGAGATTAGTCCAGTTAGTCCATTTGGTAGCGTAGGGCATACTGAGGGTCGTGGACGTCTCAGCTGGAATTACGGTACATATAAAAAAACTGGGGCAATAATAAAACCTAATAACGTTATAGCCAGTTTTAAGTCTGGACGCTCACTTAGGTACGCTACTACCTCACTGTTTAGCATTTTGATACGTAACCCTATGGTGGCGTTGGCAGCTAACGCAGGTAAAGGCTCAGGTATGCCACGCTACGCAGATACTAAAGAGTACGATTGGCGAGGCACTAGACGTAGGCACCGTAATAACGGTCAGGGGCAGAGACTTATCAATAAGGTTAGATCTGCGGGTTACGCTAATTTTCACTACAAAAAGGCTGAGCAAGATTTACCAGATGTAGAGCAAAAGATAATATTGGTTTGGGATAGATATTCCAAGATTGTTACTAGAAAGTATTTTTAAATGTCCGCAATTATTAAATTATTATCTAAGTTTGATGACTCAGGTATAAAAAAGGCTAAAAGCGGGTTTAGCGGTCTTGGTAAAACTATTGGTGCGTTGGGTATCGGTATTGGTATTAAACAAATTACTGACGGTTTACTTGACGCGGCTAAAGCTGCTGCGGCTGACGAAAAATCTACGCGACTACTCAACACTCAGTTAGCACGTAACGCAGGGGCAACTAAAGAGCAGCTAAAACAAAACAACGCTTTTATAGACTCTTTATCTCTCCAAACCGGAATTATGGACGACGACTTAAGGCCAAGTATGGCTAAGTTTGGTAACGTCACAAAAAACGTTAAAGACGCTCAAAAACTTTTAAAAATTACTCTTGATGGTGCGGCAGGGTCAGGTAAAAATCAAGAGAAAATTGCTAACGCTGTTGCTAAGGCTTACGCAGGTAATACAACCTCACTTAAAAAGATGTTTCCAGAGCTTACAAAAAGCAAGGACGTTTTAGGCGATTTTGCTAAAACTTATGAGGGTTTGGCTGTTGCTAACGCAGATCCTTTTATGAAATTTAACAACAGTATGGACATACTTAAGGAAAAACTTGGCGTTGTTGTGTTGCCAATTATTATTGACTTTATAGATCAGATAAGTAAGCCGGGTGGGGCTATTGAGGTTGTAGGCAAATTCTTTGACGACTTGGCTAACCCTAAGAGTGACGTGGGCAAGACTTTTGACGATATTAAAAAGGCTGTTGGTGAGGTCATTGACTCTGTTAAAACGTTTTTTGGTTATTTCGGTGATGGTGACGCCATGAAGGGTTTCACAAATATTGCAACTCAACTAATTAAAATGTTGCCTGCATTGTTGGCGTTAAAGGGCATAATGATGTTGGCTAGTGCGGGTAAGGCTATACAGTCTCTTGTGACCGCCATGACGCTTATACAAGGTAAAAATGTTGTACCTACTGGTAATGGCATACCGCCAGTGGCACCTATTGGAAACCCTGCAACAACAGCTGCGGGTGGTTTTAAGGCTTTGTCTTTTTTAAAAGTGCTACCTATGGTTGGTGTTGGTTTAGCACCTAAAGAGCAGCTAACAGATCCAGTTATACAAAAATTGTTAAATGACCCTAATTTCTCAGAGAAAAGTAAGGCAAAACTACGCGAACAGTACGGCATAACTAACAATGTAACTATTAATGTGCAGGGTGCAGACCCTAAGGCCACTGTTGACGCTTTAGGTAAGTACGTTAAACAAAATGGATCGTTGCCGTTTAATCTTGCTACCGCAGGTAAGAAACCTTAAACCATGCCTTTACCTACATACCTTGTTGAGTTAAAGTTTGGTGCTAGTGCTTTTATTGACGTTAGCTCTTACGTACAAACTGTAAACATTAGTAGAGGTATTACACGTGTTTTAGATGATTACTCTGCGGGGTCTTTGAGTATCACTTTTGTTAATAATGCACGTGTGTTTGACCCTACAAACACTGCGTCCCCTCTTTGGTATGGGGCTGGCGGTTATAGCCTTGTTCAACCGGGTGGGCAGGTAAGGGTTACTAGTAACGGTATTAGACGGTTTACTGGCAGGGTGCAGGGTTGGGACTTTAGTTTTGATGAGGCAGGTTTTGACGGTAAAGCTACGCTCATGGCTTTAGACCAAATTAATGCTTTAAGTAACACAACTTTTACAGATGAGCCTAATTTTGTTAGACCCGACTTGGTGCAGTCAACAGGTGACCGCATAGCCATGACCATAAATTATTTGGGATTACCTAACCCTACTGTTTTACAGGCCGGCGACACTCTTGTGGGTTTTGACGTTAATGAGGTTGGCGATAACGCGTTAAGTTACTTGCAAAATGTTGCACGTAGTGAGCCTGCGGATTTTTACAGCAATGCGTCTGCGGTAATGATTTTTGAGGATCGTAGTTTTACGGATTATGTTTGGACTAATACGACTAGACAAAATGTTGTTGCTTATCCCTCTACCGCTACTTGGTACGGTGATTTAGATAATCCTCTTGAGGGGTCTGGTTGGTTGTCTGGTACAGCTCACGCAGGTAGCCTAACCCCTTTTATTAGTGGAACAGTTAACAGAGGTGGCACAACTATTGATACGGTTGACCCTGCTCTTAGTGCCGTTGGTTTTCAGTATCTTGACTGGGATCCGATACGTTACGCATACTTGGGCAATTCCTACGTGTTTAGTGGTTACATACGAGGCTATGTTGGCACTATTGATATTGACTATCAACTGTTTGACGTTAATCATGCTTTGATTGGATCTACTGCGTTTAGCGTTTCCCCTGCGTCTACTGCTACGTGGACTAACATTACTAGGGTTGTTGCTGCTACTGCTACTGTTGCAGGCATTAATTTAAGCGTTGCTGTTTATGGCACCGCATACCCGACTACTAGGCTTTACGGCAATGGTTGGCTGGTTGAGGCTGGTACAGCGTTTACAAACTATTTTGATGGCGAATATAACCCGGACGTGAACTCTACAAATACTAAGTATGCGGTTGCGTGGGCTGGCGAGGCATACAAGTCTATGTCTGGGCAGGTTAAAAGTGTTGCCTCTACTGCTACGGCTACTAGTGCAATAACGTTTGCAGATGAAAACAGTCAAGGTGCCAGTTACGGTAATGGCACTGGCATACCTTTTACGGAGTTAGGTATTGTTTATGGATCTGAGCAGCTTTACAACCAAGTGCAGGTTGTGGGCGTTAATGCTACGGCTATTGCTAATGACGCTACTGGGACTACTCTTTATGGGTTACGCTCTTACGCTCAGCAAGATAACCTAACTACCTCTGTTACTAGACCTGCGACTATTGCAGCTGACTTTTTAGGTCAGTTTAGGTTGCCTGAGTATCGGGCTGAGACTTTGACTATTGCTTTGGAGTCGTTGACGTCTGGGCAACAAAACATTGTGTTGGGGCTTGAGCTGCGTGACGTTGTTAGGGTTTGTTTTAAGCCGTCTAATACAGGTGATGTTATAGATAAGTTTTACCAAATTTTGAGTATTGCCAGTAATACAGATGTTGAGCGGGACGCTGTAACTTTTACTGTTGCTAGTTTAGAAAACATGCCGTTTAGGTTGGATAGTCAGTATTTGGGGCTTTTAGATAGAGATACTTTAGCCTAGTAAAATAGGAACTTAGGAGAAAAAAATGTCTGCAACTAAAATTTGGTCTAGTGGTGATTTACTTACCGCAAGTGATCTAAACAGTAACTTTACAAAATTGCCGTATGCGTCTGCGGGGTTTACTTACACTCAAGTTGCAACTATTGCGGTAAACGGCACTGCTACTACTGCGGTTGCTTTTCCTGCGTCAAGGTTTAACGTGCCTCCACTTGTAACAGTGTCTAGTAGTGACCAAATGCTTACCGCGTATGTATCTGCAATTACCGCAGGTACCGCCACTATTGGTTTGCGTAATAATGGGTCGGGAACGTCTGGGGCTAACGCGATTGTTACAGGTTTTGCAGTGCAAATGACTGCGGGAACGGCTGCGGGGTAAACAATGCTTACATGTAAAACAGATAATTGTCCTATGGGTGATGAGCAACACACTAGACACCCTGAGGGCATACCAGTGGTTTGTTGCTTTTGCGGTCAGGAATTAACACCTAATGAGTGAGCCAACTAAACCAACTAATCAGACGTTGTTGTTGCAGATTGTCCGCGACATAGAGATTTTAAAGACGCAAGGGTTGCAGATACTTGAGGCGTCACGTGACCATGAAAACCGTATTAGGGAACTTGAAAAACAAACTAACCGTAATGCGTGGATCCCTGCGTTGGTTACAGCTCTTATTACGTCTGCCGTTGTTATTGCTTTTACGAGAGGTTTAGGTTTATAGATGATTAATCCGGGAACATATAACGTTACTGCGTATCAGGGTGCAGACTGGGATAGGACTTTTACTATTACTCAGGGTGGTAGTGCGTTAAACCTTACAGGTTATACGGCTGCTATGCAGGTGCGTGAGGCAGCTGACTCTACTGCGTATTTACTTAGTTTGGCTAATGGATCAGGTATTACGTTGGGTGGGACGGCAGGCACTATTGCGGTTGTTGTTACAGCTGCTCAGTCTAGTGCCGTTGACGCAGGTAGTTATGCGTATGACTTAGAGATTACGTCTAGTGGAGGGCAAGTTACACGTCTTTTGCAGGGTGCTTTTAACATGGTTGGTAACGTAACTAGATGAGTGATGTAGTAGTTAATGTTGTTGAGTCTGCAACTAATTTAACTGTTACTGAGCAAGATGTAGCGGTTGATGTTACTGAGACTGTTGTAGAGGTTAGTGTCTCTACTGCGGGTATTCAAGG